GCCTGCCTGGCGACATAGGCAGTCTTGTCGGAATTCCGAACGACTACACATCACATGCGCTGGCTGACGCCATGTTTGGCCCTGCGGGGTCTCGTGACGTGCAATCGGGCCGCACAATTGGCGGTTTGATTTCTGGCTTTGCTGGACCGGCGGCGGCTACAAAAGTAGTTGCTCCGTTGCGTGAAGCCGCCGAAGCCGCGCGGCTTGCCAAGACGGCGCAAGCATTGCGAGGCGCTGAGTTTGCGCTGGACCCGTTGTCACCCATCATTGGCGGCGCGGTAAACGCGGGCGTCAAAGGCTACAACAAGCTACGCGATGTGGCTAACTATGCTCTTGCCCCCGGCGCGACTGCTGAAAACCGTTTGGTGGCATTGGCGGCGGACCCTGAAGCAGCAGCGCGCGCGGTGGCAAACTCACAAAATATGTTGTCATCTGGCGGTCCGGTAACGCTTGCCGAACGTATGGCGGCGGGAAACGTGGCAGAACCTCGGATAGCTGCGGCGCAAAACGCGTTGGCGGAAGGTGCAACCGCACCGCAAGTGCAACAAGCTCAACAAGCGCGCATTGCAGCTATTCAATCTAATTTGGGGAATGTTGGTGATCAAGTACGTATTACCGCTCGCGAATTGACGCCTGAATTGCGAGGCGATCCTGCTGCGGTGCAAGCGGGTTTGGAAGCGCAAGTAGCTGCGGAGCAAACGGCGCAAGCGCAACGGGCGGCAGCGGAAGAGGCCCGGTTGCAGACTGCTGGACGCAGCGTAGCTAATCAGATCCCCGATCCTAGCCAGCAAGCCGTAGGAGCGCGGCTAACCGATATAGCGGAGCAAATCGCGAATCAATCGCGACAAGATGTTGTACGTCCTGCATACGCCCGTGTAGTCGCCGAAGGCGGCGCGGTTCCTATCAATATAGACCGCGCGTTGGAAGCCGCGCAGGGAGTGCGGGGTTCTGCGGCGGGTCTTATGGACGCCAGTGCCGCGCCAGAAGGTGTTCGCGCGTTGGAGCGGTTTCGTGCGGAACCTTTGCCGGGCAAATTTACACCTTCAATTATACCAGGTTTGCCTGGCAGAACTGGTGCGCCTATACCGCAACCGTCTGCGGTTACGACTGGGGATTTCATGACTGTTCGCGCGGCGCTCGCGCAAGACCGAAGCGCCGCAAGCGCGGCGCAGAATTACGCGGGCGCGCGTAACATACGTCAAGTTATGGACGAGCTGGACGCGTCATTGAGAACTAGCGGTGTGTCTCCTAGAACACTTGAATTGTTTGACGAGGCGCGCGGGCTGCATTTGTCTGAAGTGGTTGAGCGTACTGGCTCAGGTGAAACCGCGCAGATGTTGCAACAGAACAAATATAACCGGCCGGGGATATTACCTGAGGATGTTGCGGCAGCGTTTCTTAAATCTGAAACGCCTGCGCAGCAATTTGTCACAACTTTTCGAAATGACCCTGCTGCGGCTCGAACAATGAGCGAAGGCATTAGCGGCTTGTTTCGCAAAGCGGCTGTAAGCGCAGATGGGCTTGTAAACGCTGAAAAAGCAGCGGCGTTTGTGCGAGATCATCGCAGACAATTAGACATTTTAGAGAGTAGCGGCATACGCGTTACGGATCAACTTACGGCAATTGCGGAACAAGCCGCTACTAACGCTCGTCAACGTCAGGCGCTTGTGGACAGAACTGCTCAACAGCGTCAAGCTTTTGAGAGCAGCACCGCAAAATTGCGAAATGCGCGCACCCCAGAAGAGATGGTGGATGTAGCGTTAGCAAACCCGCGCGACATGGGAACTTTGCTTAAGCAATTGAACGCGGATCAACGTGCCGGTTTAGCTGCTATCGTCAAAAACCGTGTACTTGATCCGATTAAAGCAGGTAATCCTGACACAGCCATCAAGCTTCTGACCGAAAATCAAGGCACTATCCAACAGGCCATAGGTCGTACCGGCGCGGCGGAACACACCGCTTTGCTAAACACGGCAAACGTACAAAAGCAGTTGGACAAGTTACAGGGCGCGGTGCCTAACACTGGGCTGTATGACCCTGTGGTGTTGGCGTCCAAGTTTCCTCGTTCACAACTTACAGACCTACGCACAGCGGCAAATGAAATAGCTCGGCTCAAGCAAGTTGAAACAACCGCTGCGGCAGGCGGCAGCGCAAGAGTTGCGGCTAAACCCAGTGCCGCGAGCGTGGGCGATCTTCTGTCGAGTTTCTCGGTTGCCAATCCTTTGGCGTGGATCAGGGTTCTTGGCGGCAAAGTCAAGAATGCAATGGAAGCGCGCGTAGCTGCTGAAGCGTTTAAAGTTATCTACGAAAACCCTGAGCGTTTTGTGGCGGCGGTAGACGCGGCGGCTAAACAAAAGAAAACGGTTGAAAGTATACGAGCTGGCGCTAATAATTTAGCGCCTGCGCGTAGGTCCGTAAACGCGCTCGCCAACCAGCAAGAGGCCCCTTGATGCACGATACGAAGCTGGCCGTTGATGGTGCAATCGCTGCGGGGGCGCTGACGCTCCCGTGGTGGGCGATGGAGATGGGCGCGTGGGCCGGGCTTGGCGTCACGCTGGCGACACTCGTGCTGCTTATCATACGCATACGCATCGCCGTTCGTGATTGGAAAGCCGGAACTGAAATATGAGCACGACCGAAGAGAAGCAGGAAAAGTTTGCCATCGAGATGGCGGCGAGCGCCAGCAAGGGCGCGTTGGTCGAGAAGATCACCTTCGCAGGCATCCCGATCTTGTTCTCTTGCGTTGTCTATCTCATGAGCGCCCTATCCGGTGCTAACAACGAAATTATTCAATTGAAGTCCAAGATTGCTGTCGTTGTTAACTCAGACAACAAGGCAATCCCGCCCCAAGGCACGACCATTGACATGGCGCAGATCCGCGAGAACTTGAGCGATCAGATCAGCAAGGTTGAGAAGGAAAGCGCCTTGGCCCGCGCCGCCATGACGTTGGACCGTGAGCGTTCCATGTCCGCCATTGAGAAAAGCCGCATGGACATGGTGGCGGATGCCGCTGCTGCCCGCGCCGCCATCCGGTTTGACACAGCACAAATGATCGCCGCGCTGGATAAGCGTGTCACTCTTTTAGAGAAGGGAAAATAACCATGCACATGAGCCAAGGCGGGTTAGACAACCTCCTCAAGAAGTTTGAAGGCTGCAAGCTGAAGGCGTACCGTTGCCCCGCCAACGTCTGCACCATCGGCTACGGCCACACGTCGGCTGCGGGCGCTCCTATGGTCAACGACGGCATGACCATTACGCAGGCGCAGGCCGAAGACATCCTCAAGCGCGACATCGTCAAGTACGAGATCGCCGTGATGGACTTGGTTAAGGTCAAACTGACCCAGAACCAGTTCGATGTCCTTACGGACTTTGCTTACAATGCGGGCGTCGGCAACCTCAAATCTTCGACAATGCTGAAAAAGATAAACTCGGGTAATCTTGATATGGTTCCCGCCGAGTTGATGAAATGGACTAAGGGCGGCGGCAAGGTGTTGCCGGGGCTCGTCCGCCGCCGCCAGGCGGCGGGCGCATGGTGGACGGCGGGCGCAGCGCCCGTCACCCCCGAACAGGTGTTTGACCATGAACAAGAACACCGCCTTGAGCCTGACGCGCCTAGCCCTCAAAGAACAATGGCAGACAGCAAGCAAGGTAACGCGGCGGTACTCACGGCAGGGCTCGGAGGCTTGGGTATTGCTAAGGAGGTCGCTTCGCAGGCGCAGGACGCTTCTGATACAGCAAATCAACTTGCTGGCTTATTTGCTAACCCTAATTTTCTTATCATGGTGGCCGTTGTGGGGCTCGCGGCGGCGATCTGGTTCTGGCGCAAAAAGCACATGGACGAACACGGTGTTTAGTCTGCTGTTCACGCCGGTCGGGCGTTACGCCGTCATGGGCGTCATTATCGTAATGGCGCTGTCCGGCGTCTACTACAAGATTCGCAGGGACGCAGTGGCCGAGGTTGAGGCCGCTGCGACTGCGGACGTGCTACGGAGGACAGGCAATGCGATTCGTTTTGGCGATGCTGTTAACACTTCCCCTGACCGGGTGCGTGACCCTGACCAGCACCGTCGAGACTAACGGCGCGGTCTGCACGGTCTGGAAGGACGTGTCGTGGTCGTCCAAGGACACCACGGCGACCATCATCGAGGTCAAGCAAAACAACGCCCGCCGCGAGGGTTGGTGCGCTAAGTGAGCGCCATCACACGCGGGAACTCGGCATCGCCAAGGATCTCCATGCGCTCCCGCGCCGCCCGCAACATCGTGTAGCGTTGGTGCAGGCGGATCAGCACCGACTGCCGCTGCTCGCCCACGCGCTCCTCGTCCAACATCTTCTTGATGGTGTCTTCGTCCAGATCGGGCAACACCTTGTTGATCTCGCGCCAGTTCATGCCTTCAGTTCCTCAAGTGCTATGTCTGAGATCGCTCGCTTGTCCTGAAGCGCGCCCCAGATCCGTTCGTCTATAGTTTTATTACAGATCAGTAGATAACACCAGACATCCCGCGTCTGGCCGCCTCGGTGGATGCGCCCCACCGTTTGTTCGAACAACTCCAGCGACCACGGCATCGACAGGAAGATCATCTTGCAGCCGCCAAATTGAAGGTTAAGGCCATGCCCGGCGGACTTGGGATGGATCAGCAGCATCTCGATCTCGCCCGCGTTCCATCGTTTGATGGCGTTGAAATCGTCAATCGTCCGCGCCAGCGGATACCGGCGCAGCAACTCGGCAAGTTCTTCTTTGTAATTGTAGACGATGATCGTGTTGGCGTGTTGGTTCTCGTTCAGGATCTCGTCCAGCAGATCGAACTTGTGCGTCGAAAACCAGATGGCCTTTTGTCTCTGGAGAAATTTGCCGGGCTCCGGCAGCGCCTCCGTCTTGGTGTCGTAGACGAACCCAGACGCCATCTGCTGGAGCTTGTTCGTCACGGCGGCGGCGTTGGCCGCGATGATCCGGTCGTCGTCATACTCCAGCACGAAATCGCGCTTCATCTTTTCGTAAGGTTTGCGGTCGGCCATGTCGCAGCGCATTTCCACAACATTTAACTGCGGCAGTTTGTCGCTGTACTCGCCTGGCTCCAGCACGAAGGTTGCCGGACGAATGGCGTCCATGACTTGCTCCAGCGCGCCCTTGCGCGGCTGCCAATCGCCGAAGTCGCGGTTGACGCATACGAAGTATTTCTGAAGGAACGCGCCCTTGGCCCGGCCCAGCAGCGTCTGGTCGATCACCTTGCATTGGCCGAACACGTCTTCAAGCCCGTTGGACGTGAACGAGCCGGTCAAGCCCCACCGGAACGGAATCTTGTCTAGGTGCGCCAGCAGCGCCTTGAAGCGTTTGCCGCTGGGGTTCTTGAGCCGCGTCAGCTCATCAAAGACGACGCCGTCAAACCCCAACAAATCCGGCAGGGATTGGATGTTATCGTAGTTGGTCACGACGATAGGTGCGGCACTGTCAAACGCCGTTTGACGCTGCGCTGGCGTCCCGGTGGCGATGGCGATGTCAAAATCTGGCGCCCACTTGCGTTGCTCGACCGGCCACACGTCCGTGCAGACGCGCTTAGGGGCCAGCACCAGCCAACGCTTGACGTGCCCCTCCGCGATCAGCTCGGTCATGGCTGTCAGCGTGATGGCCGTCTTGCCTGCGCCCACGGGCGCTAGGATCATTGCGCGGTCTCGTTCGAACAGGAAATCGGCGGCTTGTTCTTGGTAAGGGCGTAACGTGAGGCCCATTCATCCACTCCTTCCGTTGACCACAAGCAGATGTAGAGCTGCCCTAGCCGCTGCATGTCCGCAGCGAAGATCTTCTGGAGCGGTGCAAGACGCCCGCCCTTCGTCTTGAGTTCTACAAACCACGTCTCACCGTTGGGCATACACGCGATCCGATCCGCCACCCCAGCTTGGTTTGGCGATTTAAACTTGTAGGTAAGCCCTTGCCGTAGCATGACCGCCCACACGAAATATCGTTCGATCTCACTTTCGCGCATAAAAAAATGTATTGCATGTTCGTAAAAGAAAGTCTAGTGTCCGTCAGTCAACAGTCCACTGAGGTAATCTAATGGCTCAACATTCCAGCATTGTCGGCGGGTCCACCGCCAAGCGCGTCATCAACTGCCCTGGCTCCGTGGCGCTCGTCGCCCAGATGCCGCCCAAGCCCTCCAGCGTCTACGCCGACACCGGCACCCTGCTCCACAATGTCATCGCGGACGTACTGGACGGCAAGGCTACTGCACAGGACTTCCTCGGCGCGGTCCATGCGGACGTGACGCTTGATCAGGATCTGATCGACAACAAGCTGCTGCCCGCGCTGGCGGCGCTGAACGAGATTGACCCTGACAGGCAGATGGAGTTTGAGACCGAGGTAGTCGTCGGGTTCGGCGATCTGCTACCCGGCGTGTTCGGGTCCGCCGACATTGTCGGTCGTATCGGCGACACGGCTTACATTGTCGATTGGAAGTTCGGCGATGGCGTGGCCGTCGATGTTGAAGAGAATTCCCAGCTTATGTTCTACGCCGCTGCGGCCATGCGGACCCCCGCCGCGCAGTGGGCATTCGAAGGCGCTACCAAGGTTGAATTGGTCATCGTGCAGCCGCCCTACGTCAAACGTTGGGAGACCACCCCGCGCCGCATCCAACTGTTTGAGAAGGAGCTGATGCAGGCCGTCAAGGTTGCCCAGCGTCCTGACGCGCCGCTGGCGCAGGGCGATTGGTGCCGCTGGTGCGCCGCCAAGGCGATCTGCCCCATCATGACCGGCGCTGCGGATCGTGCAATGGTCGCCGCGTTGAAGAGCGTCGATGTTTCTGACATGTCCGATTATCTGAAGATGGCCGACCAGCTGGAAGGCTGGATCAAGGAAGTGCGGGCGCTGGCGATGCAGACGTTGGAAGCTGGTTTGCCGGTGCCTGGCTACAAACTTGTCCCCAAGCGCGCCATGCGCCAGTGGATGGATGAAGGAAAGGCTCTTGACGCCATGTGCGATCTGGGGCTCGATGTAAAGGAATTGACAGAGACGAAGTTGCTGAGTCCTGCACAAGCCGAGAAGGTGCTGAAGAAGCACAAGCTTGCGCTGCCTGCGGATCACGTCGTTTCTGTCTCATCGGGTAACACGCTGGCGTCAGAGGATGATCCTCGCCCAGCGGTGTTGCAGATCGGCGCACAGTTGTCCGCCGCTCTTGGTAAACTTGTCTAAGGAGAAATGGTAATGTCAAATCTTACAGTATTCGGTGGCGCTAACCTTCCTTCCGTTTCGTCTCTTGCCTCTAGCTTGCGTTCGATCAGCGCAGGCGTCCCTGACGGCGCGGGTTCTGTCATCATCAAGATGGACAAGACCGGCCATTGGGTGTTCGGCGCAGACCAGACCGAGATCGAGGATGACTCGACTTGGGCGATTAATCCGTTCAGCTTTGTCCACGGCTTTATTGCTTGGGGCGAAGGTGAAGTGCTTGGCGAGAAGATGGTGCCGGTGTCACAGCCGCTGCCTGAACTCGACGTTGCGCCGCCCGCCGCCAAGCGCGGTTGGGAGGTGCAGGTTGGTCTGTCCCTGAAGTGCATGTCCGGCGAGGACAAGGATCTGGAAGGCCGTTACACGGTCACGTCCGTGGGCGGCAAGAAAGCGGTGCAGCAACTTGCGCTCGCCATCGCCGCTCAGGTCGATAAGGACCAGACCAAGCCGGTTCCCGTGGTGCGCCTGAAGAAGGAACACTACGTTCACAAGTCCTATGGCCGCATCTATACCCCCGTCTTCGAAGTTATTGAGTGGGTCGGGATGGATGGTGCGGCTGCGGAATCTGATGCAGCGGACGAGGTCGCATCAGATGACGCTCCTACCGAGTCGCGTCGCCGTCGTCGCAGCGCGTAAGGAGGAGTGAAAGCGGGCGCCAGTGGTCCTCCCCCCGCTGGCGCCCGTGAGTATCTACAGCCCATGAAAATTCTTTGGCTTGATTTCGAGACGCGGAGCAAGTGCGACTTGCCTTCGCGGGGCGTGTACAACTACGCCCAAGACATCAGCACGCAGGTGCTGTGCATGTCCTACGCCTTCGATGACGACGAGGTGGTGACCTGGGTGCCCGGTCAGCCATTCCCCGCCGCTGTCGCCAATCACACCGGCCAGATCCGCGCGCACAACGCCGCGTTCGAGCGCCTGATCTTCTGGTTCGTGTTGTGCCCTGATCACAAGATCCCTGAGCCCAAGCTGGCGCAGTTCTACTGCACGGCGGCGCAGGCGCGCGCCAACTGCGCGCCCGGCTCGCTAGAAGATGTGGGGCGCTTTGCTGGCGCGTCCATGAAGAAGGACCACCGGGGCTCGCAACTGATTCGGCTGCTGTCCGTCCCGCAGGCTGACGGGTTCTTCCGTCAGGATCAGACGCTGATGACCGAGATGGTTCAGTACTGCGAACAAGACGTGCGCGCCATGCGGGCGATCAGCAAGGGTATGCGTGACTTGTCTGCGGACGAGCTGGCCGACTACCACGTCAACGAGCGCGTCAACGACCGGGGTGTTCGCGTCGATGTCGCGCTGTGCAACGCCGCCGTGCGCTACGCCACCACCGAATTGGACGAGATCCAGCAGATCGTGCGCGAGGTGACGGAGGGCGCGATCACCAGCGTCCGCAGCCCCAAGATGCGCCAGTGGGTGCTGGACCGTGTCGGGCCGCAGGCGTTGGAGTTGATGACGGTCTTCAAGGACGGCGAGGCCAAATATTCTATAGACAAGTCCGTGCGCGGCAACCTTTTAATTCTTGCTGGAGAAAATCCTGATGAAGTGCCGCCTGATGTCGCTGAAGTCATTCAATGTGCGGACGACCTGTGGGCTTCGTCGGTCGCGAAGTTCCAACGCGCCGCTAATCTCGCTGATCGAGACGATGAACGAGTGCGTGGGGCTTTTGTCTTTGCTGGAGGTTCAGCAACGGGCCGTGCTTCGAGCTTTGGACTTCAAGTCCACAATTTCCCCCGCAAGTGTGCGAAGGAACCTCAACTAGTCCGTGACACGATGGTGTTGGGCGGCGAGATCGTGCCCCAGTACGGCAAGCGCGTCACTGACGTGCTGAAGCAGATGCTGCGCCCGGCGCTGCTGGCCGAGCCCGGCAACGCTCTGGTGGTGGCCGACTGGTCGTCCATCGAGGCGCGCGTCAACCCGTGGCTGTCTGGCCGGGGCGACGCCAAGCTGGATCTGTTTCGCAGTGGTGAGGATGTCTACAAGGTCAACGCATCCGCTACCTTTCACGTCCCTGTCGCCGAGGTGACAGGCGATCAACGCCAGGTCGGCAAGGTGCAGGAACTGGCGTGTGGCTTCGCTGGTGGCGTGGGCGCGTTTGCCGCGATGGGCCGCATCTACGGTCTGTTGTTGCCCGAGCCGGAAGCCCGGCGCATGGTGGACGGGTGGCGTCGGGCCAACCCGTGGGCCATGCCGTTCTGGGAAGGTCTGGAGCGGTGCTACACCGCCGCCATGCGCCACAAGGGCAAGGAGTTTACCGCCGGGCGCATAACGTACCTATTCGATGGCGTTCACCTCTGGTACGCTTTGCCGTCTGGGCGCATTCTTTGCTACCCATACGCTCGATTGGAGGAAGACGGCGTCACCTACGCTAAGGCGGCATGGAAGCCCGCCGCAGACGCCAAGGAGTGGCCCCGCGCCCGCCTGTGGCGTGGTTTGGCCTGCGAGAACGTCACGCAGGCGACGGCCAACGACATCCTGCGCCATGCTCTTCGTTCGCTCGATGCAGAAGGGTTTGAACCCGTCCTGCACGTCCACGATGAGATCGTGCTGGAGACCGCAGATCCCGTAGCAGCCGAGGACGCCATGCAGCGCGCGATGTGTACGCCGCCCGCATGGGCCGCAGGTCTGCCGCTAGGGATCGAGACGACGACGATGACACGTTATGGGAAGGGGTAGGACATGCAAGAACAACAATTCTACGATTACATCACGGGGCTTGCCCCGGCAGGCGAGATGGCGCTGCTGGTGCGCCAGAAGCCCGTCATGCGCGACGGCGAGCAGCAGACGTTCCTTGATGGTTCGCTAAAGTACACCTGGCCCGCGTACATGCCCACCAAGCCGCGCAAGGAAGGCGAGGCGTGGTATCTCAACACCGGCTCATTCATGGCGTCACGCTTCCTCGACGGCAAGCCCAGCGCCAGCGCCGCGAACTGTGACTACGTCCTTTGTATGATGCTGGACGACATCGGCACTAAGTCCAAGGTGCCCCCGCTGCCCCCGACATGGATCATGGAGACCAGCGAGGGGTCATTCCAGTGGGGCTACGGCTTCACCGATCAGCCGTCCAAGGGCGAGTTCAGCGCGGCCATCACCGCCATTGCGGAGGCGGGTTACACGGACCCCGGCGCGACCAACCCCGTACGTAACTTCCGCATTCCCGGATCAGTCAACTTGAAGCCCGGTCGCGATCTCTTCCGTTCACGTTTGGTTGAGTTCCACCCTGACCGTGAGTACACGCTGCCGCAGATCTGCGAGGCGCTGGGCGTCACGCCAGCGGAGGCGGATACCGCGCGCGTTCTGTCGTTCAAGCTGCGCGACACCGGCAAGGACACCGTCCTAGAGTGGCTGAACGACAAGGGGCTAGTGCTGTCGCACGTCAACCCTGAGGGCTGGATGGGCATCGTGTGCCCCAACCATGCCGAGCACACGGACGGCCAGATCGGAGCCCGCTACAAGCCTCTGGACCGCTCGTTTTGCTGCTACCACGGCCACTGTGAGGGCTTCAACACGCAGGCGTTCCTGTCGTGGGTCCACGACAACGGTGGCCCGCGCGTCTCGCCAGGTCTGCGCGACGAGTTGCTGGCCGCGCACATGCAATCCACGTTGTCCAAGCTGTCGCCCACCAAGGCGTTCCCTGACGAGGCCGCCCGCGTGATCGAGGAGGTCAACCGCAAGGAGGTCGGACGCGTTGACAAGGCGGGCTGGTACGAACGGTTTGCTTACGTTATCGAAGACGACGCCTACTTTGACATGGACGCCCGCACCGAGTTGAGCCGTCACAGCTTCAACGCCATCTTTCGCCATGTGTTCTGCAAATCCATTCACGTTACCGGCAAAACCGCGCGGCGCATCGAGGCCAGCGTCTGCTACGACGAGAACCGCAGCGCCGCCAACGCTCGCCTGCTGCGCGGCATCACCTACGCTGCGGGCGATGGCGTCCTTGTCTCGCGTGACGGCGACGTGTACGGCAACCGCTGGCGCGACGCCCGGCCTGACTTGACCGGTGTGGCCGCTGGCGACGTGTCCCGATGGCTGGACCATTGCCGGGTGCTGGTGCCCGAAGAGGCCGAGTTGAACCACTGTCTTGACGTGATGGCGTTCAAGCTTCAGAACCCGCGCGTCAAGATCAACCACGCCATTTTGCACGGCGGCGACGAGGGTTCCGGCAAGGACACTATGTGGGCTCCGTTCATCTGGTCCGTGTGCGGGCCAGGTCTCAAAAACCGTGGGCTGGTGGACAATGATGGGCTCAACTCCCAGTGGGGTTACGCGCTGGAGTCGGAGATTTTGATCCTGAACGAACTGAAGGAGCCGGAAGCGTCACAGCGCCGCGCGCTCGCCAACAAGATGAAGCCGATCATCGCCGCTCCGCCTGAGACGCTGCCGATCAACCGCAAGGGCCTGCACCCCTACGACATGGTGAACCGCATGATGGTGCTGGCGTTCACGAACGATCCTGTCCCGATCTCGATTAGTTCGGGCGACCGCCGCTGGTTCTGCATCTGGAGCGCCGCCGGGCGTATGGACGCCAGCGCCGCGCGGAGCCTGTGGACTTGGTACAAGCATGGCGGGTTCGAGACCATCGCCCGCTGGCTGGCTGACCGCGACGTGAGCGCCTTCAATCCGTCTGCGCCGCCCATGTGGACCGAGTTTAAGGAAAACCTTATTGAGTCAGGCATGAGCATCGCAGAATCGTTTATCTTGGATCAAATCCGCGCCAAGGTCGGCGAGTTTTCGAAGGGCGTTGTTTCTACGCCGTTCTTCAAGCTGTGCCAGTTCTTAACGGTCAACGCGCCTGGCGGCGTCAAGATTCCGCAGGCAGCGTTGCTGCACGCCCTCAAAGAAGCCGGATGGGTGGATATGGGGCGCATTGGATCGTTCGAGCATTCTAGTAAGCGCCACATCTACGCTGCGCCTGAATTGGCACGGTCGCAGACCAAAAGCTATCTGCGGAACCTGCTAGAGCCCGCTGCCAGCGCGGAAGGCAACGTGCGCGACTTCCCCGGCAAGAAACCCTGATACGAAAGACCCCCGGCGCGTTAGCGACCGGGGGCAAGTTGCGTTTCGAACAAACACTAGGACTAGGCTACTAGACACCTCACAATCTACGCCGGGGCGGACGCCCCAGCGATCCGGTCTTCACCGGATCTGTTTAGCGGCACGGGCCGCATGTTCATCATCTTCGCGCAGCGCGTGCGTTGCCGCAGGCCATGCGTCTTCAATCTCGCGCGGTGGCAGATCCTCGATCACGCGCAGATTAGCGCGCAAGTTCTCGATGCGATACTCCAACGTTTCAACGGTGTCGTTAATGGCGCAGGCGGTCGCGCGGTCGTCAACGCCCAGCAAGATCAGCAGTTCTTCAATCTCGCGTTCCATCTCATCATGGAATGTTTGTTTCTTGCGGCCCTCGCAGTAGTAGGCCAGCAGCGCCGCTTCATGGATCGCCTTGGCCGCGATCTGGATCTTTACATACGCAACTTCATCGTGTTCGTTGATACCGATCTTAAACATGTCAGGCTCCCCTTGTTGACGGTGGACCATCGCACGCCAGCGCGATGGCGTAAAGGATTATTCTGCGTCCCGTTCTGTTGGGAAGATGCAAGTGTCTGCACGGCGAAGCCGCTTCACAAGATCATCAGTCATCTTTCACCCCCAGTGCTTTGCGAGCGATGCGCGTGCTGTCGTCGTCCCAGTGGCCCATCTCCGCTATCTTCCGCAGCGCCGCCTCTAGCTTCAAGATACGATCTGCGGCTTCACCACAGTGACAACGATCCCGTTCTGTTGGGAAGATACAGGTGTCTGCACGGCGAAGCCGCCTCACAAGATCATCGCTCATTTAACTTTCTCCCCATTGTCGGGTTGTTGCGCCCGCGCACGTCAGTGTTAGGCCATACCCAGATTTCGCCAGTGTCGTCCTGAATGCACACCCACAGCAGGTGGTGTTCGTCGCCGTTGTCGATCAGGAAGTGCGCCAGCGCCCGCCCTAGCGGGGTTGTCAGCGGCATGGTCGGGTTTAGCTGCAGGATCATCCCCGGCCCTCCGTCAGGAACGCAGGCGCGTCCAGCGGCTCATCGTCTGGCCGGTCGGGCATGGTCGCGCGGGGCATGGTGGCGGGCGCCTGCGCCTGCGCCAAGTCGCGCAGCACCAGTTCGAAGTAGCCCGCGCCGTCTTGCCAGTGGTCGGTAAAGCTAGGGTCGCCGCACAGGATGCGCGCCACCTTGTCGGCGACCACTTCCAGCGCCTGCGCTTGCGCGACGTCAAGCCTGTTCCAATTGCGCGACGTCCGCATGAGTTGCTTGATGGCTTGCGAGTAGCCCGCAACTTCACGGAATAGCCCGTGGGTCTGTTCGCGGTCGGATAGGATCTGGTCTGTGATGCTCATTTCTTTCGGTCCTTTCTTGGGTGTAGGGCGTTCATGACGGTGGTGTGGTCGCGTCCGCAGAAGATCGCAATCTTCATGAGCGACCACCCATGTTTGCGGAGCGCCTTGTAGACGGCGGCGCGCGCGGCTGTGTAGGGCAGGGTGCGGCTTGGGCTCATGGCGTCGGTCCAAGTCATGCCGTGGGGCACGAGCGCGGCCTGGGCGATGCGCCGGGCGGCGGACATGGTGTACTGGAACGACGCCGG